GATGACTTCGGTGGTATCCTCTGGCCCTCGAAGTTCCCCGAGGCACGCCTCCGCGCCATCCGCCAGGAATTCATCAACGAGGGCGATTCTGCTGGCTACAGCCAGGAGTATCTCAATGATCCGTTTGACTACGACGAGTCGTACCTCAAGAAAGATGACTTCATCGAGATGTCTGATAATGACTATGAAACTTTCAAGGTTTACCGTGTTGGTGTCGATCTGGCGATCTCCAAGCAAGATACTGCCAATCGTACTTCCTTTACGATTGGGGGTAAGGATACGCTTAACACCCTGCACATCGTCGATCAGCGAGTGGGTCGAATGGGTTCTGACGACATTATCGAGGAATTCTTCAGCGTCCAAGAAGCCTGGAGTCCCGATTGCTTCCATGTGGAAGATGGCGTAATTTGGAAAGCCATTCGACCTACTCTTGAAGCGGAGATGCGCAAGCGGGATATCTACCTTGCTATTGAACCTTGCATGCCGATCAAGGACAAAAAGACTCGTGGTCGCTCGTTCCAAAAGAGAATGCGGGCAAGGGGATGTCGCTTCAATAAGCGCACCGAGTGGTACGAGGGTTATGAAGCAGAGCTTCTACGTTTCACTGGTGACTCCGAAGCTCTGCTTGATGACCAATTTGACTCCTCTGCGTGGTTGTCCTTTGGCTTTGAAAAGGTCCACATGGAAGAGGATGATTCCCGTACTGATGACGAAGAGGAGTTCATCCATATGTCCACTGCACTCAGAGGCGGCAGTGGCCGCTCCCAGATAACAGGGTATTAATCTATGAACTTCAACACAAAGTTGACCATCAACAACGACCTGGTTAAGGAGATTAACCTTGTCGATAGGTTTGATGGAGACGACCTTGCCAACTTGGGTCGCCTGGTTTGGGAAGGTTATGACAGGGATTTGGCCTCGAGAACTGCTTGGCAGCGCAGAATGGAGGCCGGCATGGACCTCGCCATGCAGATCCAGAAGGATAAGAATTTCCCCTGGAATGGGTGCTCCAATGTCATCTTTCCCCTCATCACGATAGCCGCACTTCAATTCAGCGCACGCTCATACAGCAATATAATTCAAGGCACTGATGTAGTCAAGTATCGTGTTGTGGGGGAAGATCCTACGAGGATTAAGCAGCAGCGAGCCGACCGGGTTTCTAAACACATGAGTTGGCAGGTCCTGGAAGAGGATGCTGCCTGGGAAGAGCAACATGACAGACTCCTTATCAACCTGGGTATCGTGGGAACCAACTTCATTAAAACTTACTATTCCTCGAGACTTGGTCACAACGTCAGCGAACTCGTTCTCGCTAGAGATTTTGTCCTTGACTATTACGCCAAGTCCGTTGAATCCTGCGCTCGAAAGACCCAGGTTATTTCTCTCTACAGAAACGAAGTGTATGAGAGAGCACAACGCGGGATCTTCTACCAAGGTCTTGTAGACGAGGCTTGGTTCCAGGCACCACCTACTACGCTTCAGGGCCAGCCCAAGGTTGACAACCGAACTGGTGTCAGTCCTGCACAAGCTGATCAGGACACACCCTTCAAGACACTCGAACAGCATCGCCTTCTTGACCTCGATCATGATGGCTATGCCGAACCTTACATCGTAACGATCGAGGAGGGGTCGAAGAAGGTATTAAGGATCGTCGCTCGATGGGACAAGGAAGAGAGTATCGAGAGGAATGCCGCTCGGCGGATTATCCAAATCAAGCCCACTGAGTATTTCACGAAGTATTCCTTCATCCCTGCTCCCGACGGCGGCATCTACGATATCGGATTCGGCATCCTCCTTGGTCCTTTGAATGAGGCAGTCAACAGTGGAATCAACCAACTCCTCGACTCCGGAACAATGCAGAACTCTATCGGCGGTTTCCTCGGAAGGGGTGCGAAGATACGTGGTGGAAGTTACACGATGGCACCCTGGGAGTGGAAACGGATTGACTCCACCGGAGACGACCTGCGAAAGAACATGGTTCCATTCCCTGAGAGACAGCCTTCTTCTGTTATGTTCCAACTGTTAAATCTCCTGATCGGCTACACCGATCGAGTTTCCGGCGCGGTTGACCAGATGGTTGGAGAGAGTCCTGGACAGAACACGCCTGCTGAGACTTCTCGCAACACCGTTGAACAGGGAATGCAAGTTTACTCCGTCATCTTCAAGCGAGTGTGGCGTTCGATGAAGGAAGAATTCAAGAAGCTTCACCAGCTCAACGGAACGTACCTCAAGACCTCCCAACCCTTTGGAGCCAACGCTGATGAAATTCGTCGGGAGGACTATGGTGACAATCCTGATCAGGTTGTCCCTGTGGCTGATCCTCACATCACTTCTGATTCGCAGCGTATGTCGCAAGCGGTCTTGATCAAGCAGGCAGCGGCATCTACACCTGGTTATGACCCAGACGTAGTAGAGAAGAACTTCCTCCGTGCTGCTCGAGTTGACGGCATCGACAATTTCTATCCCGGCATCGAGAAGTTCCCGCCGCCGAAGGACCCGAAGATTCAGGTTGAGGAGATGAAGGCTGAAGTTCGTAAGCTTGATCTCCAGCTCAAGGACAAGAAGACCATGCTGGATCTGATGGAAGAGAAGCGCATTAACGATGCGAAGATCCAGATGCTTCAGGCGCAAGCAGCGAAGCTTGCTCACGATGCTAATGTAGACAGACACGATGTTCGGCTGAGGGCGATCGACATAGCCATAAAGGCTTTGACCGATCACAACAAGATGGTAACAGACAGACTTGCTCTGACTCAGGGCAAGGGAGAAAATGGCAATGGCGGACCAGATATCTCTGGATTCATTCCAGGAATGGAAGATCAATCCGGTGACCAAGGCGGTATGGCAGTACCTCCGAATGGCGCGGGGGGTGATCTTGGAACAATGGGCTAGTGGAGCATTCCAGGCGGCAACCATAGAGGAAACCGCTCTAGCTAATGCGAACGCTATGGGCTCAGTGAACGAGTTGAATCGACTGATAGATATTGATTTTGAAGTAATTAACGAGGTACTCTCAAGTGAATAATTCTGGTTTGCGTCCTTTGGGTCGTGCGGTTCTTGTCGAGCCTTACGAACCAGAGATCAAGAAGTCGGTAATCGTCGTGCCGGAGACTGTTGCGGAACGCTCTGCCATGATCGAGACGAGGGCGACTGTGATTGAGATTGGTCCAGTAGCTTGGGAAGACGAACCAGCTCCCCGCGCGAAAGTGGGGGATCGGGTACTGATCTCCAAGTTCGCTGGCATCATGGCCGTCGGGATTAAGGATGGCAAGAAGTATCGCATCGTCAACGACAGAGACATTTACTGTGGACTAGAGGAATCTGACAATGGCTGAAGAAATCGAAGCTCGAGCGAAAGAGCTTGGCTGGGCACCTAAGGAACAGTTCAAGGGTGATCCTGAGCGTTGGGTAGATGCCGTGACCTACGTCCAAAGGGGCGAAGAGTTAGTGCCGCTGCTCAAGGCTACCACCAGGAAGCAGGGTGAGAAAATCACGCAGTTGGAGACGAAGCTGACGAAAGCGGAAGCTGCGCTTGCCACTGCGACTGATGCTATCTCCGCTCTGACCGAAGCTACTAGCAAGGCCAACCTTGATAAGGTGCGTGATTCGAAGAAGGAAATCAAGGCGGCCCTTGTGAAGGCCAGGACTGATGGTGATGTGGAGCAAGAGGTCGAGCTTCATGACAAGCTGTCGGAGGTCAACGAGGCGATCAAGGCCTCGGAGACAGCCGCCGGCACAACGAAGGCTTCGAAGACAGCTTCTGGCGAGCCTGCTCCAAAGGAAGATCTCACCCAGAACCCCGAGTGGATTGCTTGGACTACGGACAACGAGTGGTGGGGTATTGACAAGAGAAAGACCGCGTTGGCTATGGGAGTGGCGCAGGAGCTGCGAGAGAAAGGAGATACATCTCAGGGGAAAGCCTTCTGGGACAAGGTAGCTAAAGAGACAAACGAGACGCTAGGCGTCAAGCCGAATACGATGCGTGATATCCCTTCCAAGGTGGAGGGTGATACCAGAGGTTCGGCAGGTGGGAATGGACGGGGTAGATCCTATGAGGATCTCCCTAAAGAGGCAAAGGATGCTTGTGAAGTCTTTGCAGAGAGGGTGGTTGGTAAAGGTCGTGCTTTCGCCGACGTAGCCAGCTGGCGGAAGCACTATACGGCTGAATACTTCAAGGAGTAATGAAATGAGCGAACCAACTAATCCTGCAAACGCGCCCGCCATGCCAACGGCTCCGGCCGTTCGGGCTGATCGCAAGCGTATTCCTATGTCAATCCCTCGGCGTAAGCTCGAGGTTCCGGATATCGTGGGGTACCATCTCCACTGGTTTCTGGATGCCAACGTGCCGCGTGCTCTCCAGGGCGGCTACGTAATGGTAGATGAGTCAGAAGTTCCCATCAATCAGTTCAACGTCGGAACGGATAGTTCCTTATCTGGCAACGCTGATATGGGTTCTCATATCAAGATAATTGCCGGGACGGCTGAGAACGGCTCACCAACTCACCTGAATCTGATGAAGATCAAGGAAGAGTGGTGGCAGGAGGATCAGCGCTTAATCGAGAAACAGAACGCGAGCATTTTGTCCGCGATCTTCACCCAAGAAACTATTCCTGGTGCGGAGAATGAACGGCCTGACGATCGCAACCAGCGATACGTTAAGACCGCAGTCCTTAACCGCCCCACGAGAAAAGCAAACAAATGACTTACCTTTTAACTATGGAGAACTTGAATGGCTAACTCAAATCGGCCATGGGGCCTTTCTCCCGTCAAGAGCCTGATTGCAGGTGACTATGACGGCAGAGGGAATGCTTATCACATTCTCTCGACCGACTCGACTTCATCCTACCATATTGGCGATGTGGTGAAGCTGAGTGGTACGGGTGATGCGAACGGCATTGCAGATATCACGAAGTTTGCTGCAGGCGACGCATCGGGAAGCTCTGGCATCAATGGTGGTGGTCCAGTAGGCGTGATCGTGGCGATTGGTACGTCTCCCAAGGGTCCTTGGATTGATGCCAATGACCTGACGAAGATCTACGCCCCGCAGGTGAAGACCAAGGAGTACTATGCCCTGGTCGCAGACGACCCGTTCCTGGTCTTTGATTGTCAGGAAATTGGCACGGGCACGGCTCTTGATGCAACAGCGATTGGCCTCAACGCGAACTTGACGATCACAGCAGCTCACACGGGATTCGTGTCGACTTCTGTGATCAACAACGCGACGGAAGCTACCACGATTGGTCTCGACGTCAGGCTCCTGGGCCTTCGCCAGCTGCCGGGGAATGCGTTTGGAGCCTATGCCAGATGGCTGGTAATGCTCAATTCGCACGCCTACAAGATGACGACTGGCGTTTAAGGAGTAACGAACATGGCAGGCGGCATTATCACCACTGGTTCACACCCAAAAGCCCTTTGGCCTGGTGTGCATGCGTTCTGGGGACAGGTCTACAGCGCGCATGAAACGGAATATACAGACCTCTACGACGTCCTGGGCTCGACGAGAGCTTACGAAGAGGATGTCCAGCTGACGGGGTTCGGTCTGGCACCGGTTAAGGCTGAAGGCGCAAGCATCAGCTACGACTCGGAGATCCAGGGTTATGTCTCTCGGTATACGCACATCGCGTATGCGCTGGGATACAAGGTCACGTTCGAGGAACTCCAGGACAACCTCTACGAGCAGATCTCGATGAGGCGCTCACAGGCCAATGCGTTCTCGATCAATCAGACGATTGAGAATGTTGGCGCGGCTGTGTACAACGATGCCTTCACAGGCAGCGTGTTTACGCATGCCGACGGCCAGAGCCTGGTCTCGACGGCCCACGTCAATGCGACTGGCGGCACCTACTCGAATGCACTGTCTCCGGCGGCTGATCTCTCTGAAGCAGCCCTTGAGGATATGTGCATCCAGATCATGGGTGTGCAGTCGGATCGTGGGTTGCTGATCAACGTCCTTCCGCAGTCACTGCATATCGCTCGTCAGGAGTGGTTCAACGCGAACCGCATCATGAAGAGTGTGCTGCAGCCCGACACCGCTAACAACAACATCAACGTGCTGAAGGCGACGAATGCCTTCCCGGGTGGAGTGAAAATGAATCACTACTTCACCAGTGCGCATGCATGGTTCGTACGGACGAACTGCCCGAATGGCATGCAGATGTTCTGGCGGAACAAGCCGATGTTTGATCAAGATAATGACTTTGACACTAAGAACGCGAAAGCCAGTACCTACATGCGTTTTTCGTTGGGAGATACCGATCCCCGAGGAATTTTCGCATCGAATGGACCTTGAGTAAGCCATGAAAAAGTCACACAGCAGTAAGCATTGGGTAGATAAGCCAAACGCGTACAAGGAGTACCTTCTTCAAAGGAACTTCGGCATCTCGTTGGAGGACTTTAACTCCCTGCTAGATTCACAGGGACATTCCTGTGCTATCTGCAGAAAGCAAAATGGCTCTGATAAGCATCGAGGTAAGCATACAAAGCAACTCGGCGTGGATCATGACCATGATACTGGTGCTGTACGAGGACTGCTGTGTAATGACTGTAACAGGGCACTTGGTCAGTTCAAAGACAATCCAGAGTATCTACGGAGAGCTGCAGACTATGTGGAGTTTCATAAGAAGCTTCATGTTAAAGCTTGTAGTACTGTAGACTCTATGCTTGAGGCTTTGATGAAGTGCTGAGTAATACGGCCATGCAATTATGGAGTTGTGTGGCCGTATTTTGATCGACTAACGTGCATTTGCACGCCCACGAGGGCGTTAGGAGATTTGAATAGCAAGCCCGACTCGATTTCTCGCTGGTGTTACGACGGTTCCGAAGACCAATCCGCTAGGCCAGTATGGCCTTCCTGATCCGACGGAGTGGTACACGTTCTTCGACGACTTTGATACTTGGGTGACGGACACCTCCGCCATTGCGAAGTATACGATCACGACGACGGAAGCTGGTGCTGGAGATGCCTCTGAGGCCTTGGGCGATGCCGCCTTCGGCACCTTGGTTGTCACCAATGATGCAGCCGATAATGACTGTGACTGGTTCCAGAAGCTTGGTGAGGGGTTCCTCCTCGCGAGTGGCAAGAAGACCTTCTTCAAGGCCAGGTTCAAGGTGTCGGATGCAACGCAGTCCGATTGGATCATGGGCCTTCAGGTGACGGATACAACGCCACTGGCTGCAGGTGGTGACGGTGTGACCGACGGCATCTTCTTCCAGAAGGATGATGGTGACCTTAACATCGACTTCTACGTGCAGAAGGATGCGACGACGGGTCAGCTGACCAATACGGCAATCACGACGGCAGCCGCCGACGACACATACATGACTGTGGCGTTTTACTTCGATGGTCTGCGTTATGTGAACTGCTATAAGGATGATGTGCAGGTCTACACTGCTGACCTTACAGCGACCTTGACAACCTACCTCCCGGATACCGAACTCACCGTGAGCTTCGGTCTTCAGAATGGTGAGGCGGTAGCAAAGGTCCTGACGTTGGACTACATCTTCGTGGCTCAGGAACGATAAGCATAGGTGAGGATATGGCTACACCAGCTAACTTCAACACGCCCGACAGGGTGATCCGCATGGCGATGAAGGATGCGGGACTGATCCAGGAAGGGGACGACCCCAACTCGGAGCAGATTGCCGATGGCCTGAATCGTCTGAACGATATCATCAACTTTGAACAGACGCAAGGGTTGAAGCTCTGGCTGCAGTTTGACCTGACTGTGCCGCTGGTTGCCGGACAGGGTATCTATACCCTTAAGCCTGGTGGCAGTATAAACATGT